TTATCGCAGAAGTTTGATAAATTTAGTGAGGATGTTAAAAAAAGGCTCAAGTGTCTTGAAGATTTTCAATGGTTCAGTCTTCCGCTTACAAAAATGCGTGACAAAATTTTTTGGTACGCATTAAAAGTAGCTCTGGCCGGCGGTGGACTATACTTACTCTTTTACTATATGGAAGGAGTTTTAAAATGACATTAGGACAAAAACAAGAAGAGTTTGCTTTAATGCTGGGCAGACTTATCGTCTGGGCCTATGAGCATGGACATAAGATAAGGATGGGAGACGTATTTGCCAAAAGCGGACACAAGGAAAATAGTAATCATTATTTAAAACTTGCCGCTGATTTGCTTGTTTATAAGCCTGGCGAGGCGCAACAAGATGAAGAAGCTCATCGGCAGATGCACGACTACTGGGATAGCCTTGGTGGTGCTCCGAGGATTGAAAATGACATGAATCATTATTCAGTAAAATGGAATGGCCGGTATTAAATTAAGGAGGGAAGTATGGCTGGAATAAGTTTAGCAAATCTTGATGTGGGTGGATTATTTACAGGGATAGGAACTTTGGCAAAAGATATCCGCACGGCTGTTACAGGCAAAGAACCTATTAACGCAGATAAGGCAGCAGAAATTGCGCTTAAACTTGAAGAATTGGAAGGGAAAGCTAGGGACTCACAGACAGCAGTTAATCTTGCTGAAGCTAATAATCCCAATTTGTTTGTATCTGGCTGGCGCCCTGCCGCCGGCTGGGTGGCGGTATTGGGACTGTTTTATTCTGTATTTTTAAGACCTGTATTAAGCTGGTTGGCAACAGTCTGGCACTGGTCGGCAGTTCCTCCAGTAATTGACACAGTCATTTTGATGGAATTGTTGTTCGGAATGCTAGGCCTTGGTGCTTATAGGACATACGAGAGAATTAAAGGGAAGGCATGATCAGGCGAGGCCATTTTCTGCCTCGTAAATTATACTTCGCCCAGATATAACCCTTGCTCTTGTCTTCCGTGATTTGCTGACTACATCAGCATTTATGATTGCGGATGACTCGTTCTTGTGACGAGAAAAAGGGATCCAGTCAAGCTGTTTGGAATCATAATATTCTACTTTATAAATTTCTCTCATTTTCTCATTTTCCCATTCCTTTTTATTTTTATGTCCGGGCATCCCCGGAGATCCCGATAACTGCAATAATAATAATTATCTGCAACTGGCATACTTTTATCCGGCATGAAACAGGTATAGAGCGGGCAATCTTTGTTTGCCACCGCTACCTTGATTTTCTTTTTCCCCTTTTTAATTGTTACAAACATAGATTTTCCTCTTCCCAATTAATTTCCAGCTCTCTTGTTTGTATTTGACTCTGCCACTCGGCAAAGTCCTCTCTGCGCATAAAACTTTCTATTTGTATTTTCACCAAACTTTTATTATTTCCAGCACAAATGACAACCACCTCTTCTTTACGTTTTGCCAAGGCAACAAAAAACGTAATAGTCATCTCAGCGGAGCAAAAATCAGAGGTTGCAGCTTTTAACGGGATTGTTTTTTTACATTCAGGACATAAAAAATCATAATTATCAGAAAGATTTTGCGGCCCTTCGGGGTAAAGTTCATCTTGAAAATCTTTCCCGCATTTGGCACAATCGTAAGTACACATGTTCGAGCATACATCCTCCTGCGATTTATCTTTAACAATGCAAACACCTTCCAGAATTTCTGCTGAACAGGAATCAACATAAGCTGTTACAGGCGGGTAATAATTTTTCTGCAAAAACCTAATCAATGGTTTTGCAGCCTTTTCAAATTCTTTTTGTTTCTCTTCATTGATAATCATTTTTCTTCCTCCTTAACTCCTCCCAACTTTCTGAATTTTTCTGCGATTGCCTTTACTTCATTTGCCAATTTCATAAAATCGGCCTCTGTATATAATGGATATTGATTCTGTAATTCATACTCTCGGTTCCTGACCCTTAGGGCATCGGCTTCGATTAATATCGACTGTACCTCGCACATCAGAGCATTAAATTCTGCTACCCGTTCAGATTCTTTTTTGGGTTTCATTTTATTTCTCTTCCTCACTTATAGTTTTATTGTTTGGCTTACAATCAAAGATGTCCACCACTGTTAAAACATTAGCAATCCACTCCATTTTCTTTTGCTTTTTCCAATGTATCAAAAACCCATTCCGGCGGCTTACCTCCTACACGATATGCAATCAGTAAGCGAGACTGGGCCTTTATTGTTTTCTCGAGTAATCCGATTATTTTAATAGCGCTCATGTGAGCTTTTCCTTCAACTGAGTCAATATATTTTTTTTGCTGTATTGAATATTCCACTATTTTCCTCCTATGATTCACATTGTTTATTGATTGATTTAATTACAAAATTAATCTGTTTAATTTTTTGGTTAAACGTATAACCAAATTCCCCTGTTAAGGGTTGCCTTTCCCACTTACATTTAATATACCATTCCCGGCGAAGGCAACCTATTCATTCATTTTTCTTCCTCCTTTCCACTAATAATTTTCCTTGCTGCTTCAGTCAAAATTTCTTCAGAGAAAAAAAATCTGAGTTTACGATTTAACTCTGTTAGAGTTAAATTTTTGACTTCTTGAGTAGACGGAAACGTAGAATAGACTAACATCTCCGCAGCTAAATCAATTTCCCAACCATTCATTTCTCTTCCTTTCTTATAGTTTTAATTACAGGCTTACAATCAAATATGTCCACCACCTCGTCCATTGTGTCCGGCTTCCAATCGCAAACCCCTCCGAACAATAAATATTTGCAAATACCATGGCCGACTTCATGCTCTTCAAAATTCCTGCATTTTTTATAATCAGGCAACCGTGCAGTGCAGTAACCTTTGTAATTATATGATTCCATTTTCATCTCCTTATAATGGTGAAAATCAAGACCATTGGGTTGCCAGGGCTTTCGCTATTCCTTTGTACGTTCGCGAACGGTTTTTCCACCTGTCCGGGCCTGGCGGTTCTTTCCAACATTTTTGTTCTCTTCCTTCAACAATATTTGTTGGTTGCAGCTTCGGTAAATTTTTTAACCATAAGCAGGTCGCCTTCGTCTCTCCGTGGCCGAACCAAAAAGGTTGAATTATCTGATCGGGCTTGCGGTAAATAGTGCTCATAATCCCTATCGGGTTTTCTATCGCTATTTTTTCAATGGGAGTCTCAACCAAGCGCATAAAAAAATCAATTCCATGTTGTTGCCTCCCATCCGCACGCTTTTCGGCAAACCATCGGGCGCCGGACACAGCAAGATGTGTGCATGGCGGATGAAAAATTCCCAAATCAAATCTTTCTCTTTCCAGAACCTCTAAAATATCTTCTTGAAAGTGCCACTGCGGATTTCCTTCTGTCGGGAGTAAATCACAAGAAAATGCCTCATGGCCTCTTGCCCTGAATGCTTTAGTTACAATTTGACTAAACTCACACCCCACAATAACCCTCATTTTATTTCTCTCCTACAATCAAAGATATCCACATCTACAATAGTAGAAATTGTTCTCCTTTAAAATATTATTTCCACAATCTTAACTGCCCCGCAAAGGGCCAGAGCTACGACCCCCAACGACGCAAATGTCAGCAGGGTGATAATTATCCCACGTTTAATTATGCCGGACTTCGCTTTGTTAAACGCATCGTATTTACTGCGAGTTAAAAGTAAATACGTTACTGGATTACCACAAATAGGGCATTCATACCCATGTTCTTCCCGATTAAACACTTCTTGACATTCGCTACAATACAGCGCAGCTTCTATTTTCATTTCATTATTCCCTCCTTTTTATTTTTTGTCTTCTGCTTCAATAAAGTAAAAATCTAATAAAAAATTCTCTTTTGTTTTCTTTGACGTTACTTTAAATATTAACCCACAGTGTATACATGGTAAGGTCTGGAGATGTTTTGTTATTCCGGAGGTTGTAATCACAAAAGTTGTCCCCGCAGGCATTTCGCCGAGCTGATTTCCTATAATTTTCGTTGAAATAACGAGATGGTTTTCCCAATCTTTAACGTTTTCCGGTGGTTCAATTTTATGGTAATAAATCATTTCTTTTCCTCCTCCTTTTTTCGCAGACTTTCAGTCATTCATAATCGTACTCATTTATCTCGTAATAATCATATTCTAAGTGACTGACATAGTGACTTGTATTTCCAATATCAATACGTAAGCCTGTTTCGGTTTCTGCAACATCACCTTCGTTTACAATACGACTATACCGATCCCCTGGAATATTATCTTTATATAAAATGCATTCGTACAGCATCTTTTTAATATTCTCCTTCACACTTTTTATTTCATTTCCACTTTCCTGATGAATATAATATATCCTCAGGGATTTTATAATCAGTTAGCACTACAAGATCATGAAAATAGATTGCTTCTTCTTTGCTCATGCAAAGCTGTCCGCAATTAGTATCGTTAATAAATACTGTGAATTTTACAGTAGTATCATCAATCTCATCACCTCTTAGATGTACTTTCATTCTATTACCTCATTATAAGATAGTTATTTAGCTTTTTATTACTGCCTGAATTTCCTTGCTTATCATTTCTCGAATCATGTCCTCAAGTGTGAGAGGAGTTACTTCTATTTTTGCTTCTTTAGGGACAGGAATTAATCCATATTTATATCTACAATCCTTGCACCATTCCTGTGTGAGTTGTATCTCTGGTTCACGATGAAAACAGGAAAAATCGCGTTCGTAGTTTCCAACAAATACCCCAACACGCTCAATGTCGATTTCATTAGTAGTGTCTTCCGCTCCACACTTATCACACTTATATGTTGTTATTTTCATTCTATTTTACTCCTTCTCTGTAAATTTCGTTTTCATCCACTTAACGCTTGGCCCAGCATAGTCCGGACATTGCCGGGCTTCGTTGTGGTATTTCATTCCGTGCCCGCAAATCGAGCAGGCAGGTTCTTTTTTAACTCGCGCCCTGAATTCTAAAAGATATTGATTTATTATGTAATCCTTTGCTTGCTCATTCATCTTTTTTTCTCCTATCCACAAGTAATGGCTTTTTGGGCTAACGCATTAAAATCGATTTCTACATTTGTCTTTGCCGCCTCTGCCGCCGCACATGCTACGTTCCATGCTACGTTCCTTTCCGCTATCACTACCGCCCTTTCTGCCCATTCCACTGCAACTGCTTCCCTTACGACCTTTGCCAACCATTCCACAGAAAATGCGTCCCTTGCGGCCCTTGTCGCTGCAACTGCCGCATTCCATGCCGCCCATGATACGTTCCATGCTACGTTCCTTTCCGCTGTCACTGCCGCCCTTGTCACCACCGCTTCTGCCGCTTTTACTGAGCGGTCAGACCCATCTATCCAGCGTTTTCCCCAAGCCTTAAATTCCTCATCATGGTACACTTCAAAGGCGCAGAGGATACCAAAAATAATTTTCTGTGTGGGATTTATTTCCGGTAGTGGAATACGTTCAATTGTCGTCAGGGAGGTTGTTCCGAATTTTGAATCGTGACCTTTTTTTATTTCCCCATTTACCATAATTGACCATAGATTAGGATTTATAAAACCTGCATGAATCGGATTTAGCAACACGGCAACTAACGGGGAATCGTAATAGTGTATCCAACCCGATCCACATAATTCACACTCCCCGCTAGTAACATGGGTAACCCCCTCTCCCCATTGTGTATCGTTGTATGTTTTGTTGTATTCATTTGTCAACTTACATAGTGTCATTTTTCACCTTCCGTCCGTTCAAGCTCTACAGCTTTGTCGTATTCTATCTTAGCAAGCTCTTCCGCCTTTGCTTCTACCTCCCGTGCCAACTCTTCCGCTATTTCGTATTTCTCAAGGGCCAACTCAATAGCTTTGTCTCTTTCCTCCCGTGCCAACTCTTCCGCTATTTCGTATTTCTCAAGGGCCAACTCAATAGCTTTGTCATATTTCTCTTTATTTCCCATTATTTATTTCCTCCTTTTTCGTTACCTTGTAAACTTTCCCCTGATCATCTGTACATTTCCATCCACCAGGAACAGGTTCCAGCGTGCAATCTCCCACTCCCTTTGCGTCCAACTCTTTCATGATGTGTTTGCGCTCCGCTTTGGAAAGAGCCCAGGAC